CCATTTCCCGTTTTTTTTTGGCGACCCAATGTCTACCCATCTTTCTCGCACCCATGATTTAAGTCCTTTTTTTGCCACTCTTTTTACCTCCAGGTTTTATTCTCCCAGAACAAACTCCAGAAGCATACATATTTGCATATGCACTTGGATACTTTTTAAATTTTCTTTTAGCTGCTGCTTTTCCTTTTGCACATAGTTTAGCCATATCATTCATATCCCATGTATTCGTTAAATTTTTTGTTTAAGTTCTTTAAAGTAATATTACCTTTTGTTTTTTTTATCAAGCTTTGTTTGAATTCTCTTTCTATTTTTGAGTCTATTAAAGTTTGTCCTTTAGGAGGTTTAATTGCTTGTGTAAAATTATATTTTAATAAAGATTTATTTCCTTTTGGAGAATATGGATCAGTTATTAATCGTGATTCAATTGCTCCATAATGTGGACTATCCATATCAGGATATTCTTTTGTCTTATATTTTCTTTTACCATATCTAATACCAGTCTTAGGATTCATTCCTTTTTTTAATAAAGTTTTTATTGGCTTAGTTGCCATATGTCTTAATAATGAATAAACTATTGCTGGTCCAGCCATATTATTTCCTCGTTAGTGATCCACCAAAATACAACCCAATGATTGAGAATATTGTGTGTGATTGTAATGGACCAATAACAATTCCTGTCATAGGTTGCCATTTAGTTACATCATAATCACTAGCAAATATCCACCATCCCTCAGATACTGTTTCTATGTAACCCATATATATTGGTATATCTACAAAAATTGGAGCTACGATTGGTACTACAATAATACTAAATACACACATTAAAGCTATCCATCTTCGGGTATGTTTAGTGTGTGGATCTGATACTGCTCTTGCCTTATCAGTTTGTTTAGCTGCAAACCTAGATTGTTGCATCATAGCTTTCTCTCTATCAGCTTGAGCTTGTGCTTTCTGTGCCATGATAGACATGACTCCTCCAAGTACAGTAGAGCCGAGCATTGATATAAGTTCCATTGGTATCATTGTGATAACCTCCATCCTATTATTGCTATAACTATTGTACCAATCCATACCAGTACTCGTACACCACCTTTGCCTATATTTATAATCTTATATAGTTCGACAATGTCTCTACTATTACGCTCTACAATTTTAGTTAGAGCATCAATCTTTTCGGCTAATTGTTCGTTAGTTACTTTCATTAAAATGCTAATCCTACTGTTCCGTTAGTTCCTACGATAGGATGGTCAGCAAAGGCAACCCAAACATATTTATAATCATTAGCGTTATGTACTGTATGTGCTTCGGGTAAACGAAAGCCTGTTGAAAATAAAGTTATATCTCTGTTTGTGTCTTCGTATGATGTAGAATCAGCCATAACATAACCCTCAACATTATTACCTGTTCTACCAGCTGACCCATCTTTTTGAATTGTTCCTTGTACTGAAGTATGTATCATCCAATTCATTGCCTCACTATTAGATTTTATCATTACAAATTTTGGTCTAAATCCACAATAACAAAAAGGAGCAGTAGGCTCGTTAGAATTTCCATAATGATGTCCAAAATGTGAAAACCCTTGTACCTGTGCAAAACAATAAGCTACATAAGTATGTGTGCCACTAGCAGAATCATTCACTCCAGCATGCGTACCAACACTAAAAACAGTTGATGTAGGAGCAGTATCATTCCAACGATTTACATTATCTGCTTGAGCTGCATTAGTAGCCATTTCCATGTAATCTGTTTCATCTATACCTTGATAATCATCTTTCCAATATACTTGTGTGTTTTCAGCACTACTTCTTCTTTTAACCCAAATCATTTTTGGAGCTACACCTAATCCATGTCCTATTGTAGCTGCACTCCCTGTGCCTGTATAAGTTACAATAGAAAATCCAGCTGTAGTATTAGCTTGTACTGTTGATGTAATAGAACCATCAGAGTTTGATGATGTTGTGCCGCCATTAGCTTTCCATAAATTTTGAATATAATAATCACTAGCAGTATTTGTTTCTAAAACTCCACCTGTAAGTGTTAACCCATCTGATGTAAAGCTGGCTACTTTTGTATCTGTGCTTTCTAATGTATTATCATTAGTTCGGAAATTTTTAGTATATCCTCTTGTACTATCTACAACATTCCAATTAGAACCATCGTGTGTTCTATTTTTAGTCCAAATTAGATCAGGTTTAAAACCAATTCCTGTAATTGTTGTTGTACTTGCTGAACCAGCATAAAGGTCTGATTCAAAATGTGCTGATGGTTTTGCTATTGTTGTATATGCCATGTTATTCTCCTATCCATAATCTTTAATATTTTTTGTGCAAACAGCTAAGTAGTTTGTAGGCGGTGCATATTCAAACGTGCCGTTTCCTTGTGAGTCTGCATTACCACTTGCTACTGCTGTTGTTCCAAATCTGCCCTCTCCAAAATTACATTGAATAGTATTTGGGTTTGCTCCACCACTTCCATAAGTTCTTTGATAAACAGCTACTGCTGGTCTAAAAAATTCTCCATTAGCTGTCCATGTTTTATGTGCATTATTTCCACTAGCTATATCTGATGATGATGTTGCGGTATCACTTGATGGTACAGTATTCCATGTGCCATTTTTACCCCACCATATCTTTCCAGCATCAAGGTCATAAGCTATCATTAAAATATCGTTTCCTGAAACACTTGCTATATTTGAACCACTACCATCATTCCATGCTACTTCTGTATTATCTCCTCTCTGTATATTACGAGTTGCTGTTCCAGCTTGAAATCCAAAACCATCTCCCTCGTTTCCTTGAATAAAAGGAGAACGATAAGTTGTATTAATCATTTCATTAGATGCTTTAGAGTTTGCTAAACTTATTCCAACAGTAGAATACATGCCCTCAATGTGTTTAACTTCAAAATACCATTTACCTTTAGTACATGCTAATGTTCCAGCACTTCCTTTAAATCCATCTGAGGTTGATTGACCATCTTCCCAACCTGTTCCAGCATATTTCAAAGCAGTTGCAATACCTGTGTAATATGACTCGTGTGCATTTAATGTGCAAAACAAATTACTAGGTGTTGATACAGATTGTTTTAAATTTCCACCGACTGTAAAATCATTTGACTGTCCAGAGGAGTCTGTGCCTAATGCAGCACTATTTTCAAATTTTAAAAATGCAGAGTTATCTGCTGAATAAGTAACAGATGGAGATAAGATCGGTTTCCATTCTCCTGTTGTACTATCAGCTTCTGCAAATACTGTTGGAGCATACGATTGCCCCTCCACTATATGAACATGAGCTAAGTGTCCATCCCAAAAATTTTGAGAAGATGAGCCATGTCTTGCACCAATAAGTGTTGCATTACCTGATTTAAATACTCCTGTGTCTGTATCTTGATTAGGTGTTGTTGAATACGCCCATGATGTTAATTGGTCTCCATTTACATATATTCTAATTCTATCTCCAGCAGTAGATTGCGTTGTATCTACTCTTAATACTATGTGATACCATGAGCCAACATCAAATAGTTTTCTGTTAGATTGATAATTAGTAACTAAAGAACTACTTGTCATATTAATAAATTTTATAAGACCATCGCCCTCTATGGATAAACTTCCATAATTAGCTCCATCATCTTCAACATCACTACTAAAAATTGTCCTAGATGTTAAGAGAGTGCCAATTTTACACCATGCTGACACTGTGTAAGTTTTTTGATTACCTGATGATGATACTGCTCTTGTTAAATATGAAGTTGCCATTAGTTAAATTGTCCTGAGTTAGCCATGCCAACACTTACTGTTATACTGAAAGCTCGATCTACTGTTTGGCTTTCTCCATCTGTTAATCTTAATGTAAAATTATACGTTGTGCTAGCAGTTGGCGATGGAGCTGTGCCACTTATTACTCCTGTGCTACTGTTAAGCGTTAAATTCATTGTACTTGTTGGAGTATTTGAGTTACTGGTTAACACGCTTGTAGTCTCGCTAAACGCTACTGTTGAATCTGACGAGCCGTCTATATCTATAGAGACTGATGCTCCAGCTGATACTTCTCCTAGACTTCCAGCCGATGTGCTAAAGGTAGGAGCTGTACTAGCTGTAAGAATATTATTGGTACTACGTCCAGCGTTACCATCTGGATTTTCTACTCGTACATGATAGCTACCAGAAGCAAGCGTTACATTTACAGATAACGTGGTTGCATTAGTAAATGACACTGAGTTTGGTCTAGTAATCGAACCATCAGTTTTTATAAATTCAACAATAGGCACAGTTACAAAATTTGTACCTGTAATATTAATAGTAGTTGCAGTAGCTGGAGGTATTGTTTGTGATACATCAGCTACTGTTGGTTTAGTTTCTGTTGGCACTTCTGCAAACGATAGGTTTCCAGAACCATCTGTTTTTAAATAATAATTATTTGTAATGCTTGATGGCAAAGTCAATGTATAAGATTGTGCTGCCGAATGTGGTGGTCCTTTAATTTTTATTCCATGAGAGTTATCTTCACAGTTAAGCTGGATAGTACCAGCGTTAGTATTACCTTTAACTTCTAACATACCTGTGCCATTTGGCGTAAGTATAATATTACCATTGCTTGTAGAGGTATTAATTTCTCTGGCTTGTACATCCAGATTGCCGCCTAATTGTGGGCTAGCATCTCCTACAATATCTGTAAGTCCTGTATCAATACTGGTCCATGCAGATCCATTGTAAAATTTTAAATTGTTATCAGTAGAGTTATAAAACAAATCTCCCTCATCTAATGAACTACTTGGATCAGATGTGCCAATTCTATATATAGCTGCAAAGTTATTAACATCAGATATGTTATTAGCTACTGTCGTTACGTTAGATGAAATACCAGCCACGCTAGTAACGTTAGATGATATTCCAGCAACAGTGGTTACATTGCCGCTAATACCAGCAACAGTTGTAACATTAGAAGAAACTCCGGCAACAGATGTAACGTTTGACGAGATGCCGGCAACGGTGGTGACGTTTGAGGAAATACCAGCTACAGTCGTAACATCACTAGCTATTCCAGCTACTGTGCTGGTGTCTACCGCTGTGAATGTCGTCGCTACATTTCCATCGCTATCAAAGGTCATTACCTTAGATGCTCTGGTCGCCTTGGCTGGTAAAGAAACAGTAGCAGATATTGAATCAGTATCTAATAATTTTACTGAACGATCCGATTGTTGATCTATATCTGCAAGTTTTGCATAAACTTTATCTAAATCTGTATTGAGAGCAGTAATATCAAACGTTCCAGATGGGCTAAAATCAGAGGCTCTCTCTATGGTAATGTCCCTGATAATAGTAATAATAGCTCCAGCAGATATGCCAGTAGCTCCTATATTGACTGTGCCTCCAGCACCAAACTCATAAGCATCATCACTATCAGAAGCTGCGCCTGTAATAGAATACTCATTTACAGCATCAGCATTAGCGTCATAGGTAAGCAATGTCGTGCCATTGTAAACCTTGATATCAGCTACTGCAAAAAACTCAAAGGGAATAGTAAACGCTTGCTGGTTAGCTGTCGCTGTATATGCCACCCTAGGCGTATTTTTAGCACTAACGATTGTCATCGCATATCTCCATATCTACTCTCTCTTCTAAATTTATTCATATCTTTTACTCCATATATATCATCAAGTGTTAATGGATGTAAACCAACATCATCAATAAAATTTAGTGTTCCTTTTAACCAATATAAATTTTGAAAAAACATTAATTGTCTTGTAGCAAATGATTGATCACGGCTACTCCCATCTATAGCATCATAAGCAGTTAATCCTTTGCTAACACCTACTCCACCTAATTGACCATACATATCAAATTCATCTTTAGGACCAAACATTTGATTCATATTAAAATAAGGTCTAATTCCTTGTTCTCCTCTAGTTAAATTTTCAATAATTCTATTAGTTTCTGTCAACGGTATTAATGAACCACTATTTTCAAAATCAAATAATATTTGTTCTTCTCCTGGTTTATTATTAAAATTAGAATACTTAATAGTATTTGCTAGATGTGAGAATATAAAACTGCCAGCAACATAAGAGAAATAACTTCTATCCCTTTCTGCTAAGCCAGATGCAGTAATTTTTCTGTTAGCTGCTATAGTCCAAGCCATAAATTGTAATGGCAAAACCATAAATGCATTACTAACAATTACACCTCTAGTAATAGGAGTAATTTCTGTTGTACCTAACGTTACACCTTTTATTAATCCTCTTAGTATTTTTGAGTACTGATCATTAGATCCTAGTATTTTTCTAAAAGCTTCGCTATTTAAAACTATTTTTCCATGCATCATATTGTATTTATCTGCCAATGATGGAGTCACTATTGTTCTTTCAACATCTGCTCTAATTGCTTGTCTAAATCTTCTTAATGCATCACTACCACCTTTATTTGTTGACCATTCGTTTATGTTAGCCAAGTATAAAGGCGATCTATTTTTTTCTGATACTTGTTGTATAACACCATCATCAACTAAATTTTTAATTGTTTTTGCAAATTTTTTATCTAAACCATATGCTGTAAATCTTTTTTCATCTGCTTTATTTAACTTACCAGATGCATACAATATTGCATCTTCTATAAATCTATGACTAGATATACCAGCTTGCCAATTTTTAAGAATCCCTGTGTATTGTGTTAAACCATTAGCAAAATAAAAAGGTCTTTGTATATCTCTAAGTGCATTACCTACATCTTTTAATGGTCCAGTATATCTTAATCTTGCATCTGCTGAAGTTGTTGTTCTTGCAAATCCACCATTAATAGATTGTAATTCCATATAAGTATATAACCAGGATTGTTCTTCTAATATTTGTTTTCTTATTGGTTCAGTTAAATCGTTTAAAGCAGTAGTATATCTATCTGAATCTTTACCAAAAAATTTACGGAAACCATGAACAGCAATAGGTCTAGCTATTTCTGGTAATGAAGTAATAGTTACACTACCCATGCTAGTAAGAGTGTTGTAATTTTTCCAACCCTCAACAAATTGTTTACTCCAAGAAGTAGGAGAAAGAAAGTTTGTTATGCCATATAAATTAGCAATATTAGATTCAAAATTATTTATTGCTGCATTTGCTTGGTTTAATTTGAAAGATTTTTTCTTTGCTATTTCTAACATCATGTCTAGTTTAGCAAACGTACCATTACGATCTCCAAACTCTCTAGTCATTTCTATAGCAGTACCCATGTAATCTCTATAGTATGTTGCTACATCAGTAGAATTAGTATTAATAAAATCAATGCCTTGTACGTTTATAAAATCTTTGTTAGGCGCAATAATTGTTCTATGTATTAGAGGTGCTACTCTTTTGCTACCTGTAAAAGCTAATATATTATCTGGATCAAGATACGGTGCTTCTACACCCAGTATGTGATCTATTTTTTCATCAGCAATTTTATTAAGATATTCATCTAATGATTCAACACTAGGATTGTGTGCTTTTATTATATCTTTATCTTTTTTAAAACCAGCAACTAATGTTTTTTTAAATAATTCTGTATTTTTTTCTATTGTTTCTATATTCCAGATACGATGCATATATGTATGTGGTTTTTCATTAGGTGGTGTAAACGTCCATGACTCTCCAAATATATCATCTGTTCTAATTTTTATTTGATTGAGTAAATCTTTAGCTGAATTAAGCATAGATATTTGATTTGGGCTTAAGTTTTCTTTCTTCAATTGATTTTCTATTGCATTATTATATTTTTGTATTTTTTCTATTAACGTTTTTACGCTTTCTTTTGTAGGTTTCATCCCAAGTTCAATCATATCTTCATCAAATGTTTTATAAAATTTAGTTAATGCATTTCTTGCTTTTGTTAAAGCTTCTTTATGTTCTGTTGTTTTAGCTTTTTTTATCTCTAATGTAAAAAAATCTTCATCAACATGCAGTTTGCCTATATAATCATTAAACATTCTTCTGGTCATAAATATTTCTTCTGCTTTATTCCTACCTACAAAATTTTTAACTTTGTTAAATAAGTTTGAAGTTTTATTTTGTAAACTTTTTTCTGCTGCATCAGATGGTTCTCTAAATGTTGCTTGTGATTTAATGTTTGTAAAACTTATATTTTTTTCAATAATATCTCCGAATCCTTTTGGTGTTTCTTTTAATAGGTTTGCACTCTTTTCCATACCAGTTTCATATAGAATATATGCATCATCTATTTCATTTCTTAATTCTTCCATTACTCTGCCCCAATGCATATCACGTTTTATCATGACAGAACTATCAATAGTAATACCTCTGTCTGCAAATTTATTTCTTGTACCATAATCTCCTACTAGTTTATGCATAAACATATTTACTTTATTGTATGCTGATCCATGCAAAGATTTAAGAGCAGCTTGTTTACCTAATGGAGATAATTTATCTAAAGTTTTTGCTACCTTACCAATTGTTTTACCTAATACTCTTGCAATAATTCCATCTGCCATATCGCCAAAATCTGGTGTGTAATCCATATCTCCTTTTCTTATTGCTTCAGCTGCTATCTCATTTGATAACTCTTCTTCAGATTGTCTTAAAGTTTTCCCTGTAGCTGGTGTTCTATTTATATCTCTAACTACTTCTCTTCTAATTAAAAAATCTGTAAATTGTTTTTTATTACGTAAAATAGGTGCAAGATTATCTGGTATTCCAAAAGTTTCTAAACCTTGCATAAATCTTTCAAACATAATGTGTATGTGAGCTTCATCAATATCAACAAATTCTTTGCCACCTTTATTATAATATCTAATTGGATTGTAAATAGTATCCATCATGCTAAGTGTTCTTCTATCTGTTTTACTTCGTCCTGTATCAACTTCAATACGGTTTCCAAAACTATCTGTAAAATTTTTTGAATTACCTGTTGTACCTCTAGTGATAGTTCTGGTAATACCATCAATATTTAAATCAAAATCTACTGGTATACCTCCATCTTCTTCTTTTGCTTTTTTTAAATACTCTTCTATCTCAGCTTTATCAGATTTTTTGTTATATATAATTGCATTCTTTTGTTTATTTAACATTGCTCTTTTGAAACCAGTACCAACACCGCCAAAGATTCCTCCAAATAATGCACCCCCACTTATGTACGCTACTGTTTGTTCTGATGTTGCTAATGGATTGTAATAATGTCTACTTACTTCTCCAGCTCCAACTATGCCAGAAGCTATTGCAGAACCTCTTAAAACATTTGGTATATATGCAATGCCTTTAGTAAGAGCAAGAGGTGTGTAAGTGCTTGGTTGTAATATTGCAGATACAATTGCTGGCGTCCATCTATCGCTGTTTGCCATTCTTGCTGCTCTTGCTTCGTTTCTTAATATGTGTTGTTTTAGTACTTCGTGTTCTTTTGCATTAGTTATATTTTGATCTGCAAAATAATCTCTATAATCTTTAGTACCATTTTTACCATCGAATCCAATCATATTTTCTTCGTCATACCATATATAATTAGGATCTGGTTCAAATTCTTGTTTAATATAAAAAGGTATTGGTCCTATATTAGTTAATATTCCTTTTTGTCCAAGACCTTTTCTTATTTCAATGTCTTGTAACATTGGTCCAACTTCATATTCGTAAAAATTATCTACTACATCTTCCCAATATGTTGTTTTATTTTTTATATCAATCGGCATTTTCTAACTCTTCTTTAATTCTTTGTATTTCTTGACGTTTAATATCTAACAATTCTTCTCCAGTAATTACAATTTCTGAACCATTGTTATCATTTACTTCTACATATCTATCTACAGTAAACTCATCACTACTATCATCAAATACACTAATTTGATATAACATAATATTTTCATCAGTATTATAAACATACATTGGTATTGCAAAATAATCTTTACCTAATGTACCAGTAACTCTTTCTGTATTACCTGTACCAGTCATGTATACACTACCATTATTACCTCTGACTTTATTTTCTATATATTTTTTTATGTAATTAGAATTTTCTCCATCAAAACCTTGATTAAAATAATTTTCATAGGGCGTACCTGTTAAGTCATAAGCTTCAAGATCAGATCGTTTGATAGAATAAACTCTATCTATTGGCATAGCTACAGCATGATTTTGTCCATCTCCTGTTATAGGTATCATTGCTCTACTAAAATTAGAAAGTTGTATTCTGCTTTCATCTCCAGTTGCATTATCTAAAAAATAAGGCATTGCTTGTTTTGCTAATTTTATTAAATCAGCACGTTTAGTTGTGTTATCTTTTAACACCAAGTCTTTAATCATAATTTGATTACTAAGAAAACCTTGTATATCTAATACTAAAGTATCTGGAAACGATGCAAGATTACTATCTTTAACAGCTGCATTAGCTAATGATGCTACATATTGATTACCTGATTCATAAGTTTGATCGTCGATATAACCTACTCTTTTAGCTAGATTCATTATTGATTCTTTACTTTTTATATCATTATGCATTTGTGTAAATTTTTCGAAGTTAAATTTACCTGTTTCATCAAAAGACATTTCATATGCAGCATTTATTCTAAATATTTTTCTAACATCTCTTAGATTTAATCCTCTTAATTTTGTATTTGTACCTCTTTCATCAAAATACTGTTTTATATTTAAGATTGATTCTAATGATCTTTCGCTTATAACATTATTATTCAAAGCATTTCTTACTAAATCATTTGCTTCTGTTGGCAAACGTCCAAAAGCACGTAATGTATATTCTTCATATGTACCAATAAATGGATCATCTTTTCGTAGCCTTGAGTACTCATTAAATATTTCTTCAGATGTTGATTTGTCTCTAAATAAAGTATCAAGCTTTTGATCTGAAAGTTTTGACATATTATATGACCAAGACTCATCATCTTTGTTCAATCTAAAATCTGTCATATATGTTTGTAAATTTTGATTATTAATTACAGCACTAGTTTCAGCACTAATATATTTTTTTCTATTTTTTAAGACATTAAGGATTCTTTTATTAACCGATGGATCAGAAAAAAATTTTCTTTTTTCTTCTTTGGAAAAGAATGTATCGCCTGGTTGAATAATGCCATTTTCAATTGCTTGCATTAAAGCTTTTATTTTTTGCGCTTTGTTTATGTTTCTATTTTTATCATCATTAATTAATTCTTCTGGAAATCTATTTCTTATAAACGTTAATGATTCTAGATATAAATCATAATCAGCAATATCTTTTAACTTTGCTTCACGTATTTTTGGACTAAGATTCATTACAGCTTCTTTGTATTCTTTTGAAAGATTAGAATCAGATGCTCCTGTCATTATAATGTTGCGTGATTGTTCATTATAGTTAGAAAATTCAATGTCATTCAAACTATTTGTATTATCTATTGCTCTCTTTTTTTCGTAAGAATTAATAACATCATATTCAAATCTATTTAATTCAGCCCCAGCATGTATTTGCATAACGGTTTTAAACTTTGGTTCATATGCTTCAAAAATATTATCAAGATAATCTATAGATTGATTTCTAAATTCTTCTGGTGTTCTACCATCAATTTTTGCTCTAACAGCAAATTCTTTAATTTTAGCTGATATATCTTTTTTGCCTTGGAATTCATAAAGTTTATATATTTGTTTTTCAAATGTATCTTGTCCTGTTTTGCCTAAATAATCAGGTACTTTTGGTAAGACTGGTATTTCTACGCCGCTTTCTAGTGTTTTATAAACGAACGTAGTATCTTGTGCTGCTTCTAATCCTAACTTTTTACCTTGTTCTTGTAGTCTTGTTAACTCATTTTGTGACAAAGTTTCAACTAGATTATCAAAACTATTAGCATCTTGTTTAACTTCAGCAGCAGCAAAACTTCTACCCTCTCCTCTAGCAATACCTATTTCATTTAAAAATTTTTGTGATCTTTCGTATTTTTTTATTGCCATTATGATTTCTTCTTGGGTGGATTATTAAATTCTGATGTAAGTTTTGTTATTCTGTTTATGCCTGTAACTGTAGTTTGTAAAACTTCTGGTAATGGATCTACAGCTTCTTTAGCAATACGTGCATCTTCTGATAAATCAAATGATTTCATTTGTGATTCTAAACTTCTAAAACCTAAAGCACCTAAGTCATCTTTAAATGCACGTCTAGACGCTAATAGTATATTATTAAATGAACCAGAATCCTGTGTAGCTCCTGTTGATGCCATATCAACTGTCTGTTTGCTAGACATTGCTGCATACTTTCTTTTTAAATCATTTTGTTCTTGTAAGTCTTTAATTGCTTGTTCTTCTCTTTCTCTTGCATAACGTATTTGTTGTTCATTAAATTTTGCTTTTTGTATATCTGCTGCTCTTTTTTGTGCTTGTCCTTGAGCATAAGTATTAGCTACGTTCATTCCAACATTTGATGCAAATGAAATTAACGAAGCAGAAGTTCTTACAAAATTACCAGCGTTAATAAGAGCAACACTATTAGTTGCTCCACCCAATGCAGTTATTTGTGTTCCTAAATAAGCAATAGTAGTAGGTTCACACATTAGTAATATATCTCCGAGGTTATTGCCAATATCCTCAATGGTAAAGGTACTGACTGTGTTATTGTCATATTTGGTTCATCACTATATCCTAGAAAAAATACAGTTTTTTTACCAGTAAAACTAGCAATAGTATCTGCGTTATTAAGATCAGATACTGTTGTTATAATTACATCATTAGAATTAACTTGTGCATTGTATGAATTTGACATTTCTATTACAGCTTTAGCAATCTTTCTAGGATATGCAGTCAAAGGAGATTTACCTCCAGATATCTCTACTACTGAATCAACAGGCAAAGTATCTATTTCTAAAGTATAATCAATCCCTATATCTAGTGCAGATGCCACGCTATCCAACACGACAACACCGCCGCTAGTAACAGTACCATCTCCATAATAGTTAATATTACCTCCCTCTGTAGTACCAGAAGTACCATATACTTTTAATCCTCTCATATCAGGAGCTGAATTCAAGCCTGACCAAGTTTTAGAAAAAGTAAATCTAAGCTCAACATTGTTAGATGTGCTGACAGCAGCATTAACCGTAATGTTATATTCTCCAGAGACACCTGTAGCAGTTGCAGCATTAATTGTATATTCTGTGCCTGTACCAGCAAATTGAAATTTTTCTCCTACTTGAGGAGCATTAGTAAATCCATCTGCTATAAAGCCAGTCGAGCTACTCGTAGTGCCGTTGGTCAAGGGGGACCCATGTGGTTGGTAGCTCGCTGACAATGTTTTAGTACAAGTCATATCTGTAGGTATATCATATACAGTTGATGATATTTGTTCTAAATAATAAACTGTGGCTGAGTTAATAGTTCTTTTTACAGAAACATAGATATTACTTGTTGTACAAGCGATAGATTCATAATTACCTGTAGTATTCCAGGATACCCACCCAGCTATTTTTTGCGCTCTTTGTATAGAATAAACAGCAATAGTGCCATCATCATTTATAAAAAAGTAAAATTGTTCTGTTCTATTAGGAAATGAAGAAATTACAGCAGTATCAGTAGGTGTAGATATTAAATGTGCAGACTCTATACTAACAGGTGCGCTTTGAAATTCTTCAAGACCAGAATTATAAAGATACTCTCTAACTGTTCTACCATTACTTTGCACAAACAATGATGAAGAATCAAATAATCTTGGCATAGCTTGTTGTGTAACACCATAAGATGACTGTCTTACTAATTGTATATCTACCGGTGTTATAGGTTTTGATACTTGTGCTTTTAAATAAAACTCAGATGTATTTGTAAGTATTTCTAAAACCTTACCAGACCTAATATGTCTTATTTCATTTATTTCATCTGATGCTATTTGTATTTGTACTGAATCTGCATCATCTGAATCGCCAACATCAAAGTTAAAAAACTGTGCTGTTTTACTACTTTGTATTCCATCTGGTAAATTTTTAACACCACCAAAAAATAATCTTTGTTCATGGAATGATGTAGCTTTTGGATAACCATTAATATCAGAAAACACTTGTTCATCCCAGTTTCTTGTTGGAGGATGACCAACAATTGTGACTCTTACACCGCCGCCATCTACAGATTCTGTAGCTGTATCACTACCGCCAGCTGTAAATTGATAATGATCATCATCTACAACAGTAATTGTTCTAGCGCCATTTAAATTGCTAGCTGCTAAACCATTACCATCGCTGTCAAAAATATCTTCACTACCACCTATTGTAAGAGAAGCTCCAGTAGAAAATCCATGGGCTACATGAGTTACTGTTATTGTACCTGTGCCTTGTGCTACAGCAAATGGATCTTCATCTAATATCATTTCTGGTACAGATTTTAACGTTGCTGTAACTGTAGTAGCGTTTGTATAGGCTGTAATAAGCAATTCTGCGCCCATATATCGTATTCTGGTACCAACATAGCTTGATGTAAAATAATCAGCAGAAGTAGTACACGTAACGTTTGTATCGTCTTTTGTTACTGAATTAATATCTAATGTAATAGTATCAGCAGCAAATTTAAAATATGGCTGATATACTTTCTCTCCATTAATACTGCTGTCAAATGCAAAAGTTGTAAGCGTAAATGTTGTTGCCCCTGTTCTTGTAATTACTCTTGGCATAAAATCTTCATGTACCACAATCATAGTGTCGCCTTGTTGTGTGTAGTTTAATTCAAATAAATTACTAGTTGTCCAAGGACATGAAGTTATAGTTTGCAATAATGTACCGTTTGTTGAATATATCTTTAATTCTGTGTTTTGAAATGCAAAGATATACTCTTGATTCTCAGAAAAAATAAACGTTTCTAGTCTTGATGATGCTCCAAGATCAGCACGATAAACAGATCCTGGTCTTCTTTCTACACCACCTTGGTTATTTACTATTACATTTCTTGCTTTTTTTAATGCTGATCCATAAGTTTGTATATCAGCTCGTGCTATAAGTTTCGGATCTATCTCCCCTTTATTAAAATTTGATTGAGTAATTCTAGCAATTGGCATCTAAGATGATACTGTCGCCTTTATTGTTCCTAAAGGTCCAGCATTCCTCCTATTCCTAAATCTTGTAGTGTCTACTTTTCTTGTAGTTTGTGCTTGTGAATCTTGCGCTCTTGCTATTGCTAACTGTGCGATAGCACGTTGTTGATATAATTGTGATAATTTATCATTCCTTGCTATTGCTCCAGCAAATAGTGATGCAAGTTCGAATATTAAAGCTTGTTTGAAATATGGAGGAAAGTTAGCTTCTGATGGTTGAAATGTATAATCAGCTACTACAGTATCGCTAGATGATGCATCACATAATATATCTGATTCATATCTGTCAAATTCTATAACATTATCATTGACTGTTACTGTATGTATTAATAATGTTCCAGATGGTACAGCATATTTAGCAGACCATCTTGCTGTTGGAGCCGAAGCATTCCTTGATAATTGTGCTTGTTTTGCTGAGAATCTCCATCTGGATCTTGTTAACATATTCTCCAAAGTAGATTCATAGAGTTGATTAGCTACTTTTGATTCAGTAGTATTTTCGGAAAAAGACGTTATTGTATTAGCACCTACTAATACTAAAGCCTTACTACATATATCAAATTTACTATCACTCATAATTTAAAGTGGGGGAGAGAAGATAAACAAGGTAAACTCTCCCCCTGAAACATTATGTTCCGTTCGCTGTGGTTACAGTTGCTGCTCCTGTTGCAGATTTAATAATTACAACATCTACAGTTTGAGTTCCACCAGTAGAACCTACACATAAGATAATGTCGTATTGTTTTAAATCATCAGTTGAGCTATTAAAATAGCCAGAGCCAACAATTGTACTAATAGCGTCAGTACTTTGGTAAACAAAGAGATTTTGATTACCAGCACCAGCTATCTTTTTTAAGTTAGTTGCATCTAATGCCATGATATCCTCCTTATTCTGTGATCTGACATTCAATTGCGCCGTCGTTGTCAATCATGACAGCTCCAGCACTAAAGTATGACGTAATCAAGTTACTGACCTTTTCAGGTACATAGTTCATTTCCGTTCTTACATCTGAACCAGACGCCAAACCTACCGATGACATATGGTAAGCGTGACAATCTCTAGTGGTACTAGATAAAGAAAGTCCCGAATGTGTAAACCACAAGAATCCTAACCAACGTTTAGCAGTCATGCCACCAGCGTAAGGTAAATCTTGTTCTCCCACATATTCTGCTCTACTGAATTGATCTATTTGTAATAAATCAGCCCAGCCAGCAGGCGAAACAACAAAGTATCTTTGTCCATCATCTGGAACATCAGCTTCACCAAACGTTTCATACACAGTTAGTGCTTTAGCTAATGTTAAAGCAGCTGATCCATGTACAATGTTTGCTGAGTTAGATCCAGCATCAAGAACATCAATAATTAATTGGTCCATTTTACGTCCTAAAGCAGCCGCAGCAGATGTAGCTAACACTTGTCTTTCGTCGATGTTAGTTTTAATTTCATCTAAGTTGTCGACATAGTCGGCAGCATAGAAATCAGCTAAAGTGACATCTACTGTTGAATGTGTTATCTCCATAGTGTTGACTTGTCCGTGTCTAGATTTAGTAGACGCCGCACCTTTGCCAACTTTCTGGAATCTTGCTTGGTTGCCCGAAACGTTATTAGATTGGCGTACAGTATTACGCAGTTTGCTTCCCATCCTCTGATAAGCCATGTGGACTTCGGCTTCAAACTGCTTAATAAACGCATTGCTAATTTGCGTAGCCATATTAAGCCTCCAAATTGTTAATTGTTAAACTAACAGTTGTCCTTTTCTAGCTTATCTCGGTTGTCCAAATTGGACCGATATCCCCTAAAACGGGCTGTATATTTTTAGATACATTAGGTATCTTCTTATAAAAATACATTAATTCTATATCTTTGACAATAATATTCTTACTTTTAAAGCTAAAACCTAGCCATTTTAACCATTTTATATTGTTTTTATGTTCTTTTGTTATGTAATTGTATACATATTCATAGTCTGATAAGAAATAATTACACCATTTTTTAGTTCTTTTAGAAAAATAATACCAATTTTTGTCTAGTTCTTCTGAAGATAACATCCAAACTGAGCCATGTTTTAAGTTATATCTATTAGAAACAACACCAAACATAGCAACAACACTACCATTATCAAGAACAGTATAAGTATTTACATTAGGTCTGGTAAATCTAAAAGGATTTATTAAAGCATCTAATGGTGTATGATTATTGAGAGCAATTTCATATTTGTCTAATTGACGTAGTTTGAACGCCAGCTCGAAAGCATGAGCTGGTGTTCCTTTTTCAACATAAAGCACTAAATACTTCCTACAGTATTCAATCTACTCCATGCTGCATCTACTTTTTTTACAAAATCAGGGTCTCTATGTCTTGAATCATAATACCTTTTATCATTCATCATAGCTTTAACGTCAGTAACAGTAAGTTCTCTTTGAGGTTGCGCTACTGTATCAGCACTACTAACAGAGGATTTTGTTAAATTTATTATTTTTTCTAATATACCTATGCCTATGGCATTAGTTCCTAGAGTTGTATTAATAATCTCATTTTCTTCTGGAGTAAAGTTAGAATTTGTAAATCCAGATACAGCATCTAGCCTAGCATTCGCATTTTCTCCTAGTTTTTTGACTTCTTCATCTACATTAGGCTGATTTCCCAGCATCAAATCAACATATTGATTAATTCCATCTTCAAATTGATCTTGATCTAAGCCCATATCATGACATTTATTTCTCCACCAACCTGTTAATGGGTTAGCTTCTACCATTTCTTCAGTTACACCCTCTACCAATTTAGGTAAAGCATATGCTTCTGCATTTTCTGGTAAATCTGCAATTGCTTCAGTCTGTAAATCTTTTAAGACTTCTTCTCTTAGTTCTTCTTTTTTACCAGTAGATAATTTTTCTACATGATTATAAGATTTTACTAAATCTTCTACTCTTACTTGACCTGTTTCAGTATTCCAAAACTTTTCTGGTACTTCTTCTGGTCTTTCAGGTATTGTTTCACGTGAAACATCATTTTGTGCCGGTTGTTCTTGTGTTACTTGTTCAGTAACTGGTGCTTGTTCTTCAGCCATTTTTACTCTCCTTTACCATGTTTTGACTTACGCCTTTGTTAACTCTTCTTTGAATAAGACCAACTAAATATCTCTGTCCCTCTAGATGACGTAGGTGTTGATCCGATATTTCAGGACCAGCTACTGCTTCTAGTGTCAAAGCCTTTAGATGTTTGAGGATTTCAGAACCGCCCGCTGTGTTGAACATTTTGTAAAACAAAGTATTTAAGTTCTCCTCGGCTTCTGGTGGACGTTTGATTCCATCCAATCCAATAAGCGTACTGGGCTTTTTCTCTGTCATATTAACTCCTATTGTTCAGGAGGCGTTTCCTCCTGTGCTTGTTGCATTTGTTGTTGTTGCATCATCTGTTGCATTTGTTGTGCAGCAGCTTGCATTTCTTCCTGTGAACGTATAAGTTCTTCAGGAATCCCTAACTTTTTAGCTACATATTTAGCAACTTCATCCTGTTTTATTAGAATATTAGTAAGTTCTGGACCTACTCTGCCTTGTATCATAGCTAAAAATCTGTCAATGGTAGCCACATCTTGTTGATGTTGTGCTTGTGCTAACGGGCTAGAAGATTGTATTTTAATCTCTCTACCATTTATTGTAGGTACTTTTATCCTACCTTGCTTTTTAAGAATATATACTACTCTTTGTAAAACAGGAGCTACCATTTCTGACTGCAATCTGCCAAAAGCAGCACCTATTTGTCTTGATAAATCTGCTTGTCTTTCAGCTACTTCAGTAGCAGACATAGGAGTTTTTTCATTCGGATTGCCTAACATATCATTATATAAGGCTTTCTTAATATTGGTTCTCATATCTCTTAATACTAAATCAGAAATATTAAAATTACCGGCTGGAGCTATTGGTGTTAATCCTTGCGATCCAGCTGCTTTTGGAATAACCGTCCCTGGTATTAATTGAATGTTATCAACATTAATTACTCCATCATCTTCTACTTGATACATACCTGAGATTGCCATTTGAGCGTTCTCTAATATTAATTCTACAACTAAGTTAGCTGTTTTAATTGCTGGTAAAGCTAATTGCAATGGTCCTCTGCCGTAAGTTTCTCCAGAGCATTTGCTCCATCTGTAAACAATATAAGGATTTGAGCCAAGTCCAGTAAAGTCTTCTTCGTATAATTTAACTTCATGTTCTTTGTGTATTACACAAAATCTGTACTCTTCTTCTTTAGTATTAAAGTAATTTCTATATACCACTTCAATTATTTCACAATCTTTATCTGGTGCTTGCTGAATATCCATTACTAATTTATCTTCAAACTTTGCGCCTGGATATGCTACTGATAATTCTTTAGCTTTTATTTTTCTTCTTCTAAAGACATGGTCAACTTTATCGTCGTGACCAGATGTTAGATAAACATGAGGTAAAGGAATTGATTTAAATACTATTGGATTTGTCGCATCTCCCTCCTCTACTAATAAAACAGCTGTTCCAAGTGCTATGTCTAAAAATGATTCATGTACTTCTTGAGAAAAATTTGAGTTTTGTAATATTTCAAATACATACTCAGTTACTTGATCTAATAAAAGATTTGCATCTTTTTGTAATTCTTTAGGAATTTCTGTGCCAGCTACAAAATCAGCCCATCTAGCATAGTTTGGTACAATTCCAGATTGTAATCTTGAGGCAAACTCTTGTACGCCTACCACTGCTGTCTCATCAAATATGCGGTCTGTTCTTCTTCTGCCTGGAGTTTCTGTAAAGAAACTTTCTCTTTGTGGTAAAGCATATTCATAACACTCTTCAAATGTGCTAGTCCATTGATCCTTTACTTGTCTTGCATATTCATATCTCTTAAGTAATTGTTTTACTGGAGATTGTGAATAATCTATTTGTTCTGTTTGTATTTTTTCAACTGGCATTACACACCTAAATCAGTTTTGCTTAGTAAACCTCTGTCTATTTCAAATCCCTCTCCGCCTTTTCTACTAGTTAAAAGCGATCTTCTACCACGTTTACCATAAACATTTGCTACTCTATCTTCATAAGCTTGTTCTTTCAATTCTCTTGCTTCTGCAAACTCTTCTTTTCTAATACGAGAACGTCTAGCTTTTGCTTCTTCTTCAATAGCTGGATCTGGTGGTGGTGGTGGTGGCGGCATGCTTGGTCCTCCTCCGAAACTACACATTACTTTCTCCTCTCATAAATTCTTTTTGGTTTTAAATCAAAAACATTAAAATTCTTTCTTGCTATCACAGGTTTACTACTTTTATTACCAACAGTCAAGTTTCTTCCCTCCCCAGCGCCCAATAACATATATTGTAAAGCATCATGTACATGGGAAAACCTATTCTTATTAGGTCTTTCATCATATCTTTCCCCTGAAACTTGCATTCTTCTATAATGATATCCTCCATTAAATCCTTTAATTAAGTTAATACACTTTGGATCTATCAATATTCCAGATTCTCCATCTACCATTCTAGATAATGTTGCATTAACACTCTCTAATCTTAGTGTTACATCATTTGAATGTGTTGGTCTAGCACTAATACCACGTCCTCTTAATATTGAAAATGGTGTAGATTCGTCTGTCTGCGCTCTATGATCGCCAGCTGGGTCACCAAATATTACAAAATTTCTTGGCATATACTCTGCCATTTTAGATTTTATTAAATCACTAAAGCGTAATATACCCATATCTTCTGCTACAAGTTCATCTAGTATAAGCCATCTACCCCTTACCTTTTGTCCAAATACTGCTGCTGGTGTTAACCCAAAATCTATACCTACATAGATTGATGTTTCTTGCATAGAAGCTATATCTCCATTTGCAACATGAACATCTTGTCTAAACATTTCATATACAGGTTTACCATCTTCAATTTGTCCTAGTTTATTTAAAACATAAACATCAATCCATGATTTAGTTTTACCTCGTATAATACTTTCATAATAATTTTTAGTTAAGTTTTTACCATTTTCTTTTTTGTCATTATTTTCATAATTTGTTACACGTTTTTCTTTATCAGTTATTTCCAACATTGCTGGGGGCTGATTAAAGAATCTCCATGTATCTGGCTTAACTAACATCTTAGCTTCTTGCTTAGTAATATAATCTGGCAACATTGCTTCTCCAGATAGGATTGACCACCAATGATCTGTGTCTGGAGGGTTAGTATCAGCTATAACACCATACCAACTAGGACCACCATCACGCATACTAGGATAACGTCCAACACGCATAGTACAAGCATCAACGATTGATTTAGGTATTTCACGTGCTTCATTGATCCATACTCCTGTCAACTCTAAGGACAATAGTTTCTTTACATCTTCTGGTCTATCGAGGGCAAGGAATATAACTTCAAGCTCAATATCTCCTTTTTTAATTATGTGAGTATAAGGCACAGACCAAGCAAATCTACCCCAATGTTCTTCTTCAAACCAATCTAACCAAGTCTTAATGGTAGTAGTTTTGAGTTGTGGGTTAGTGTTACGAATAACAGCCCACCTAGATTTACGCTTACCGTCTTCTCCTTTTTTTTGCTGTAATGCTCTGCGCATTATTTCAATACAGCAACTTACAGATTTACCAGAACCTACTGGTCCTCTCAATCCTCTAAAGAAAGATTCATCTTTCATAAATTGTTTTAATATTTCGCCGTCTGGCTTATAAGTTAACGATGTCATGTTCTACTGCTAGTTTGTAAAGTCTCTCTAAAGTCAAAGCATTTAAAGATTCTAAGACTCTTTCAGCCTCTCTATCAGTAATTGCTTCTTTTGGTAAATCTTTCATATGACTCATCTTAACAGCCATTATTAGTTTCTTCATAGCTGGTTTGTTGTATTTTCTAAGTGTTTCTATTGAGTGTGCCATTATTTTTTAGGGTTTTTAGGTTTATTTCTATTAAAATATCCAGCAAATAATTTTCTTAAAGCAGCAGCATCAACATTAGGTTCTTTTGATCTATTGACTGGGCTATAAGAACCTTCAAATTTTTTATATGCACCTACATTTTCTCTTGTACCAGTTCCGCCTACTTCGCCCATTAGTTCTCTAGCTTTTTTATTGCTGCCTTTTTTAACTCCTTGTCTTATTACTGTTTTACCTAAGTTAACAGTATCTGGTATTGTTGATTGTCTTAATAAAGCTACTGCATTATCATCCATCAATGGTATACCAGAACCTACATTAGTTATTATTTTGTTATTTAATCCTTTAGTCTTACTGCTCTTAGCTAGGAATCGCATATAGCTTAATGCTCTTGATGTTGGAGTTTGTTTAATTATATTTTCTGTTTGTATTATATTTTTTACTTCATCTCTACCAACAATATTTTGATACTCAATACGTTTATTCCTCGAAAAAGGATTATCTACAAAAATACCTTTACCTGTTTTTCTATCCTTAGCATATGTATATTTAGCAACAGTAGACAATGCACTAGCTTTATCTAATGTTTCTTGTGGAGTATCAATCTTAGTAACATCTGTACCTCCAGATCCTTTTTTTGCTAGTTTAGTAGTTGCTTCTGTTGCTTTAACATCTGTTACTTTTATACTTGGAAAAAATCTTTTAAGGTATCTTCTTAGTACAGTTTCAGCGTTTTTTGTTTTATCACTAGTGCTTCCTCTTATTTCAGTAAGCATTTCAGGAAATTTTGTACCCCAATGTCCTTTATCTTGTCTATGAGTCAATGTTGTACTGCCTGTTTCTTTAAGTTTTGCTAATGCTTTAGGATTTTGTTTAAAAGATTGCTTTATTAAATCTTTCATTAGTTGATCACTAATATTTTTATTTACCTTACCACCTCTTATTTTAACGCCCTCTCCCCATTGTCTAGAATAAATAGCTTCATCAAATTTTCCAGTTTTTAAAGTTTGATAAGCTTGTTCTACTGTTTTATATTCTTTTCCTTGATACTTAAAAGGTCTCAATGCTAGATTACTTAATGCTTTATTTTCGCCAGAACTCCACCAAATATTACTAGATGGCACTTTACTAGTTTTAACTGGCATAAAAAATTCTGTATATGGATCTCCACGTTTTTCAGCATCTTTAATTTCTTTTCTTACTCCAGATACAACGGCTCTTCTTTCTAAAGAGGCTTGTTTGTCATCAATTTTTATATCTTTAGTATAAGTCCCGGAACGTTTAACATCTTGTTTTACACTCTCTTGATAGAGTTTAGATGTATCTTTGATAACATTGCCAACACTTGACTTACCTTTTCTTTGATAGTTGTATGAATCAGTATTAGTTTTTGCTGGTGTAGTATTTCCTTTAACATCGAATACTACTCTGCCTTTTGCTAGTGGATCTTTAGTTGCTTGTTTAAGATAGGTTTGTTTATCTGATCTAACAGCACCTACATTCTTATCAATTACAATTGCTCCTTTTGCTTTGAGTAATGTAGGAGCGCCTCTTAATAGATAAGATTGAGCTAAGTCTCCCAGAGGCTCGTAATTGCCCTTTTTTGCCTCTTTTCCAGCCTCATAGCCCACATACCCTAGTGTTCCAACATTGGCTGTTTTTAATAACTTAGGGATTGCTTTACGAGCTATTGTTCTAATAGCAGCGCCAGCAATAATTGGGATAAGTGGTAATGCCATAATTTATCCTTGTTGGTCTATCAAATCTTGTGCCATTTTAGATGCTTCTTCATGGCTGTGTCCTTTAATTTTTTTAAGTTCTATGTAGTCTTTGACTCTTTGATTACGCCTAGACCTTTTTTCTTTTGCTTCATTAGCAACAATATTTTTAGCTTTACGAATGTTTTTTGCTAGGCTCATTTAACTCGTTTTTTATAATCTGGATTATTTTGTAATCTCTTTAGGTTTAAATAACCAAGTCCAGCACCTACGCCTGTGTTTTTTAACATCTCTGGCATATGTTTATCTGTCAAAAGAGATTGTTCTTTTTTAAATATTTTAGCTTTTTTATTGTGGCTTTCTACGTTTTTAAAAAAATTTGTTTGGGTTTTTGCTCTGTTTTGAGTTAACCAATTACCTGAATAGTTCCTATTTTTTACATATTCAAGCTTAGGTTTTTTATTAGCTGCATTAAAAACATCTTCTGCTTTATTGATTGCTTTGGTGTATTTATAACCTAACAAAGCTCCTTTAGCCAGAAACCCGCCGGGAACAAGAAATGTTGCTAGCTCAATAGCTGTTTCATTATCTTTATAAAATTTATAAGCTTTGTTACCAGCATTTGATAGTAGTGACTTCATTACTTTTTCTTCTTCTTCATTGGCATCTTCTTAGAAGTCTTCTTCATAGGTGGTCTGCCTTTCTTAGATCCATATGTTCCTTTTCCCATTGGCATATCTACTCTCCTCTCTATGTTTGTTTACGCTACTTAAAATTTTTTTTAAACGCATCAATTACTCCTCTCTCTTTATACCACGAGGTGTTTAGGGTTGTGAAGTACTTTTTGAGGAAATATCGTGTGCAAAGGAGATATATATAAGATATGTGCTAGATTTTTAGACCCTACTCTATGTTAAGTCGATATTGATAGAAAAGTTGCCATCTATTAGATGCTGGTGCTTATCTGGTGCTTTGAATCCTGCTCTATCCAGTATATCCTTGCTAGCTTCCAATCTTACATACTCTGAGTTCGCCCCATCAGATAGATTAACAATGGTATTGATAGCCTTAGTACTGCCTAGTGCTATCTTCTTCTGTACTTGTGTCATCATGTATGCCTGTACTTCTGGTTTATGTAGCATACGAGAGGCAGATACACGGCTAGACACACCCTTGTATCCAGCAAGCTTTGACGCCTCTGTTATAGTACACCCTTTAGCTACGATAGTATCTACAAGTAGCTTTGCTTTATTGCTTATAGCCATTGTTTATATATAACAGAGTCGGCAAGATTATTCTATTTCTTTTTTTTGTGCGAGCAAGCTCGCTGTACAACTATGTTGTGCTTTTTTTTTCTCAATGCTATGTAATTTATCACACGTCTGCGGTGTGTCAAAACAAAGTGTATCGACGCAATCTCTTTGTCTTGTCTCTTGTTTGCGTCGGTTTTGACACATCCTCAAAGTGTGATAGCTACTGTCTTGCATTGAGTAAATAAAACTCTTTGTAATTAAATAAATAAACGACGCTTAGCGTCAGGAGTTCATTATGAACAACAAAATAGTAAATAATCTTGTTAACGTTATACTCAAAGAGTCAAAACTAGATCAGTTAGCTGGTCAAGATGACATTAGAATATATGTTCTTAACGCTGTTGAGAATATGTATGCGAGACTCTTTGAGAGAAACTTTAGCATATGTGAGAATATTGATAAGCCTCAGACTGACGCTTATGGCAAACCTATGGTTAAGAAGTTCTCACCCAATCAAGATAGATTGCATGCTAATGCTCATATGCAACGTGATAAAATGTTAGAACTTAAGATTGATATCATTGCAAAAGAGTGTCGAGATGACCTTAATACCAGATACAAAAGACAAAGCTAGTTATCTAGCACACGAAAGAGTCACTTTATGTGGCTCTTTCACTTGGCGTTAGCCAAGTCAACTCAACGGAGGCAGCAAATTGCTGTCAATCAACTATTATTTGTTATAAAATAGTAGAATATATATAGAAAACAAGGAGACAATTATGTTTGAAAAACTAGACGTACTGACTCAGCTACTACATCAGGCTGATAAACTAAACGACAGCAACATCAGATACTTACCAGAAGAACACAAGAATACATCGCTTGAATCAGGAGCTAGATGTGATCTCTCTTATCATCAAGGATATAGAGATGGCATTCAATCTATCTTATCTTTCATTCGTATAGATTACGAAATTGAACGAGAGAAAATGCAAAATGATTCTGCACGTATGTATCTGGAACATTTGCAAGAAAGAGTCAATGTAAATATGTATGCTGAAAGCAAAGATATGATTGATTATGCTAGTCAAATGACTGAAAAAGAATGTATTACATTCCTTAAAGAAAAAGGAGTATGGAATAAATAAGAAACTGCCAGACTGACTGAGTCTGGAGTATCTGTGGGATAGGTAGATGGCGTAACACCTGTAAATAACTTGCAAGTTATCTATCTATCCTTAATGAATTAACTTACTGTTAATCCTGGAATGGAACGAGGCGTGTACAGAAGATGTTCAGTAAGTGGATAGACAGATAGCACATGGCTAAAAGGAACCGCCGACTGTCTATCCTTAATGAATTCCTTACGGTCGTAAGGATGTAATAAAACAAGGAGGCAATTATGCCAGACAATAACAAACGTATGACTCCCATCCGTGTACCAGATATGGTATGGATGAAAGAGGATATACAAAATAAGTTTAGTAAACACAGACGTGTTTATGAAAACGAAAGAGACTCTTTAATCAATGATAATCTTGATAAAGCTATACCTAAATACGTCAAAGTAATAGGATGTGAAAAAGTTTTAGCTGAATTCAAGAAAGCTCATGAAGCACGTAAAGAGTTTGAATTAACAATGCAAACTAAACTTGATATCTTACGAGCTAAAGAGGCTGAGATTGCTATGTCAATTCAGGATAAAGTTAATGATCACATTGATAGTAATCCATCATCTACTAAAGATAACAGCTATAGAAATTCTTTTAAGATGAACCAAGGATATGGTAGTGATCAAGATAGACAGCCAGATATTTATTTCTTTAATAAATTTGTGGCAGAAAAATGCAGAGATGAGGCTGAACTTGCTTATGAAAAATCAGCTAGAGGCGCAGCCTTAAAACATCTTAACGATGCAGAGAATGCCTGTATTCAGGTACTGCATAGCGGATACGACATCACAGATGCTAGAAAATTTATTGATGATGTATTCAAACAAGTAGGAATTGACAGCCCACGTATACCTGACGTTAGTCAAGGTCTAGCTTGGGATGGCAATAAATAAATAAACCATTGGGTAGGTAGATCACGGACTCTGCCTACCCTCAACAGAGAGAGGAAAATATTATGGGATTTGATTTATATGGGATGAACCCAGTTGAACAAGAACATAACAAACCAGACTTAGAATTGTATGACCAAGATAAAGAAGCTTGGCACAAACAATACAAAGATTGGCGTGAACAAGACGGTGCATACTTTAGGAATAATGTATGGTGGTGGCGTAGACTAGCTGCCTATGTATTAGATTGTTGTGATGACATGATTTCAGAACATGATCATCAAGCATGGCATGAGAACGGAGGACATGAGGTATCTGAAGCGTTAGCTATTATGATAGCAGATCGTATGCAGAAACACATAGACTCAGGCGATGCTAAGCGATTCGAAGCTGAAATTATGGACAAAGTAAAAAAAGCTGAAGAACATAATAAGTTTATTAATAAACGATTAGATGACTTATGTAATAAACATAACGTTGATAATTGCAGTGAGCTTAAACCTGGAACAAAAAATAAATGGGAAGAAATATATGCTCAGAAAAGTTGGGATGATTCTTACCCATTTGAAGTAGTAAATCTAGAGAGATTTATTAAATTCTGTAGAGAATCTGGTGGATTTGAAATCTGTTAGATAGTATAATCATAGTATAGATGTAGCACAGTTGTAGATTAATGTGCTACATCTTACTAAAAACAAGGTAAATAATATGAAGAGAGAGAAAAAAGGTACGCCTACCCTATTAAGTGAGGCGATTCTTAAGTTAATGAAATCTGAAGATGGCGATTGGCAAAAGCCATGGCGCAATAAGAAGTTCATTACTTGTCAAGGACACTACCTATCTGGTGGTAATCTGGTAACTCTAGCTAGTCTATCTACATTTGATAGAACAGTGTGGGGAACCTACGATCAATGGAACTGGCATGGATGTCAGGTAAAGAAAGGAGCTAAAGCAGTTAAGCTTACAGTATACAAAGGCAAAGATGAGGACGGTCGTTCAAAGTTTGGTAAGTATATTGCATTCAATATCGAACAGGTCGATGGAGATGTTGGTAAGTTTAGCGGCTTTGACACAATAGATATCAATCAAGATACTAGATCAGATGAAGCTGATGCTCTCATTAATAAACTAGGTTCAATAGTTAAGCCAAGTAATAGGGCTTGTTATATACCTAGTATAGATGAGATTAGAATGCCAGACTTTAAACAGTTTGATTCAGCAGCTGATTACTATGGTACTAGGACTCATGAAGAGGCACATCGTACCGGTCATGGATCTAGATTGGATCGCAATCTTAAAGGAAAGTTTGGAGATAAGAAGTATGCTATGGAAGAACTCATAGCTGAACTTACCTCATGCTTTATGTGTGTACAATTAGGTGTAATATCAGCACCTAGAAAAGACCATGCTCAATATTTAAACAGCTGGATACAGCTACTCTCTGATGATAAGAGAGCGTTTAATATGGCAGTAGGTCAAGCACAAAAAGCAACAAACTATATGTTAAACATAATGGGTCTTGAGATCCAGGAGGTAGCCTAATGGCTAAACAAAAATATTTCAATATAGACATAGACAAATGCGAACTTGTCGGTGGTGACAATGCTGAGTACGAGTTATGGCAAGATAAATATGATGGTACTGTTTACAGAGTAGGTATTAATATTCATAGGTCTACCTACCGAGCAGAGATAGTACCACCTGAAATTAAACAAGAGGAGTTAATATAATGGGCAAAATAAAAGAACATTACATGGAAACAACAAGTAATGAAAAACAAATGCATGATGCTGAAGTAGATATTATGATGGAGATGGCAGGCACTGCCTCATTCATGACAAACTTTACTAGATTTCATAGGGATAATCCTATGATATTCCATAGAGTAGTAGAGTTTGCTGATAGGCAACGCTTAAAGCGTACTCATTACAGCATTGAAATCATAATGAATGTGATTAGATATCACACGGACTTGGATGGAAAGGGAGATCCATTCAAGATTAATAATAACTATAAAGCATTTTATGCAAGAATGTATATGGAATATCGTGAGTGTCCAGGCTTCTTTGAAAAGAGAGGTAGCTTGGCTGATGACCATGATTATAGTTATCAAATAAAACAATATAAGGAGTGGCTTGATGAGCAAGAAACAAATAAATGAAGATTGGATGCCATCTGAAAAAACATTAATTAAGATGATGACAGATTATCCAGGAGTAAACATACAATATGAGAAAGAAAAGTTCATTGACTATTACCTCAGCAATGGAGGTGTATCAGCAAATTGGGAAGCAGCTTTCCGAAACTGGATTAGGCGTGCCGATGAGTACGCTAGATCAAGAGGAGTTAAAGAATCAGGACACACTGAAACTAATTCCTCTAATGTTTCGAGTAGAAGGAAGCGTATTCTTAGAGTTGCGAAGTCAGGAGATTCAACAGTGGATGGGCGTGTCAAACGACTTCCCTCTGGAGAAAGGGATTGATGGAGTAGCCGTTGATATGTGTCAGAAGTATGTAGTCCAAATGGAACCATGCAAGAGAGAGGATATAGCATTAGCCCTTGAGACTATTGCCTCTACCTTTCAATGCAAGGTTCCAGATGACTTCGGATTGACACAGTATTTCAATCTTTTAGAACAGTATCCTAGGTTTTGTATAGAAGAAGCAACACATCAGTTGCTCACTACCTATACTTACCCTAGGTTACCATTGCCTAAAGACTTTATTGATATATGTCAGCCGATGTATATCGAACATAAAGAATGGTTGATTAAAACATCTAAATCTTTTTATCAATTGGAAGTATTTAAGAAAATGGGAGGTAAAGTTAAGAACAAATACCTACCAGATGTAGAAGAAACATAGTACAATAATAGGAAACAAGGAGATAAATATGAATAGAAATATAGACAGTACAGGAAACTATACTCTTGGTGGATCAGATGCCAACAGGCTGATGAGAGGAGAGTGGTTAAACTTGTATAAAGAAATCAAAGAAAAGAAAACAAGAGATGACTTATCAAAAGTATTACAAGTACAAATAGGTATAGCTACTGAGAAAGTTAATCTTGATTTCTTACAATATGATATAGAACAGGAGGTGTTTAGAGATATAACTGTTGATCCAGATGATAAAAAATTATGGATGAGATCATCATTAGATGGCATGACAGATGAAACTCATACACCTTGTGAAGCTAAACATACATATCAAGATAACAGAATGGAAGTATTAGCTCAAAACTACTATCCTCAATTACAACACTACATGATACATACACAAAAAGATTCTATGTATCTGTCAGTAATTTTTGGGAATAGAAGATTTGAATACACTCTCATTGATGCTGATTACACTTATCAAAAAAAATTAATAGCAGTAGAAGAATGGTTTGTTGAACATCTTAATGAGAACAAAGAACCTAAAGCATACAAAGGCTTACCTACTATTAATAAAGAAGATATTAAGTTAAATGGTATGAAGCAATATGACATGAAAGATCACATCAAATGGAAAGACTTTGCTAAACAATACAAAGAAGTTAAACCATATGTTGATGAGTTTGAGAATTGTAAGAAAGCAATCAAAGGTTTAATGCCAGATGATTGTTATCGAGCAAGTGGAAACGGTGTCGTAGTGACTCGCAATAAGAAAAATATACTAACCATTAAGGAGGAAAGATAATGGAAAGCAATTACACTAATACTCTTATTAAGAAGTTTAAAGAAGAGTATAAACTAGAGTCCACAGACTTTTGGAACCTTGGTAGAGGTGGCAAGAACACGTGGATAATTAAACACAATGCACTTGAGAAAGTAGCAACACTAGACAAGATAACATGGACACTTGAAGTACTTAACTTTAGTCCAGATATTGTAGTCAAATGTGTAGCTACTAGTGGAGACAGAGTCGTTGAATCATTAGGCGAATCAACACCTAAGAATACAATGAATCAGTACCCATATGCTATGGCAGAGAAGAGAGCAGTAGATAGATGTATCTTGAAACTACTCAACGCTCACGCCTACATATACTCAGAAGCAGAAGCTGATGACTTTAAAGAGCCGGTAAGTAACAAAGTTAAGTTAGCTGCCAATAACCAAATTGATAACATCAAAGGAGATATAGATGGCAAATGATCTAAACAAAATCTGTTTAATAGGGAGGCTTGGCAAGGATGCCGAGCTTCTTACATCAAACAGAGGAACACAATACATGAAGTTCACTATGGCTACCAACAGAAGTGTAGGTAAAGAAGAGAGAACCGAATGGCATAACGTAACTGTATGGAATGAAAAGCTTGTAGAAAACCTACATCCATATCTAACTAAAGGTAAACAGATATATCTAGAGGGATTGGCTACTGTATGGAAGAAAGATGAAAGCAATACAATACCTTTCGTCGAAGTAAGCTATGGACATCACATACAATTATTAGGTAGCAAAGGGAATGAATCGGAGGCACCCAAGAATGCCGAAGATGAAAGCCCTTTTGATCCAGGAGTACCATTTTAATGACACCACATCAAATGGAAGTCTATGAGTATGTAAGAAGTATGATAGGGGAAGAAGGAATTTCCCCTACATACAACGAGATCCACACAATGTGTGACTTATCGTCTGTTAGTCAAGCATACAAAATAGTAGACAGTCTTATAAAGAAAGGCTACTTAATGAAAGAGGGACATGGAAGTAGACAACTACTGTTAACTGTGGAACATGAGTAGCCAGACAAAGATATGGCAAAACTAAAACACACAAAACAAGAAAAAGAATTGATGAAAGAGATGGTTGAGTATGGATGTGTAATATGTAGAAAACACTATCAAGTCTATACTCAGCCTAATATTCATCACTTCCGAAAAGGAGTAGGGATGGGTCAGCGTTCACGCTTATTCATTCCACTCTGTTGGACTCATCATCAGCATCCAAAGCATGGTATACATGGAGGCACCAAATCATGGACTGCTAAGTATGGGACAGAGCAAGAATTGTTAGATTATTACTACGCTACTGTAAAGGATTATCAGAGCGAGCCTTAATCTCTTCTACTTTGGCTTTGAGTACTGCAATTTCAGCCTTATTAATAGCTATGTCAGCAGTCAGAGGTTTAATATCTGGCGCTGACTTAGCTTCTAAGACCTCAACTCTTTGAATTAATTGTCCTTGATAGACAAACAATCCTCCTATTGTAATGACTAGACCAATAGCTCCTGTGATTACTTTAATATCCACGTATCCTCCTTAGATTTTCTTCTGCTCTAATTACTTTATCCACAGTTTCTTCAACTTTCCTTTGATAAAGAAACACTGGGTCATTATAGCTAATTTGAGTCTCAGCATATATATTTCTACCATCGCTATAGTCTCTTGAATAGTATTCATCTACATTACCTCCATCAATATTTGGTTGTATTAGTATATCTTGGTTCATATTGCTATAAGAATCAAGATTAGTAGTGACCATTAGCTTAGCTACAATATTAGATGTAGCTACTAACTGTTGATCTACTGATGTAATAGTCTCAGCTACTTGCTTCTCTATATCTTCTACTTGAATAGATTGGCTAGCCACTTCCGAAACTTCTGTATCGGACTCAACTCTACTTCCAGAGTCTGGATTGGTTGAGGTTTCACTTCTACTTTCGGACTCACTATTTGAGGTTCCGTTACTGGCTGCTGCATTGCTGTTGGATTCTTCGCTTTCAGTACTGTTGACTTCTGATTCAGATATGTTTTCAGTTCCGCTGGATTCCTCTTCTCTGCTTGCGACTGTGATTTCTTCTTCAGTTTCAGTGTTTGCTTCGATAGTTTTATTTTGCTCATTTGAGTTTCCTCCTGGGATTTCTCCTGTTGGTTCAATTGTTTCTGTAATTTCTGTTGTTTCTTCAAAGCTTTCGACTTCTGTTGCGAACGCCTCGATGGTCTCCGGTTCTTCATATGCTACCTCCATAGGTACAATTTCTTCTTCAATAGCTATAGTAAATATCTCAACGATTCCTGTGTTGATCTCTTCAATAGCTATCTCTTCGAAAGTTATTTCTTCTATCATCTCTATTAAAATCTCTGGTTCTTCAAAAGGTATGAACTCTTCTACTATAAACTCTTCATATATAAATAATTCTTCTGGACTTATTGTAATTAAAACCTCTTCAATCTCTTCAAATGCCGTAGCAATTGTTGATGTTTGTATAGCTGATAATACTGTTGAGTCATATGTCATTATTACAGAAATATTATCCACATTAGGACCGCCAAGACTAGCAGGACTATTGCCGTCAGCACCACTAATAAATATATTTCCTTGATTAGACCCTGTCCCAGTAAACGAAACGCTATCTGTAAAATCTTTTCCATTAATTCCCGTAACATTAGTTCTCTCCTGTGTTGTTGTGGCTAGTACATTACTCTCTGAATCTCTAATCTGTAGTCTGATTGTAAAAGTATCTGCTGGTCCATTACCTCCCCAACATCCTGATACTGCACACTCTCCGTTCTGTACTTCTACTGATGAGTTAAGAGTAATGCCATTGTTAAGCATAGGTTGTGTGATGGTGTTAGAAAGTAAGTCGAAAGATTGTTCAATGTTGCCGCTATCTCCAAACTCTAGATCGTGTCCTCCTGGACAACAATCTCCAATCCTTTGGGAATCGCCAGATAAAGTCCATCCTGTTGTACCATTATCAAATGTTCCATTAGTTATTAGGTTGCCGGTAGTATCTGCAAGTACAGTACTACTTAGTAATATTGCCGCTAGGTATAGGCTTCTCATTCCACGTCATACTCGGTTTACTTTGAGTACCTCCTGTTAATTCTAATCTACGTTTCTCCATCCATCTTGCTTTCGCTTTTTGACCTATCAAACCCTCGATGGGACATGGCGTGCCAGCATCCATCATGGCTTGCCAGACATCTTCATTCTGGCACATTAAACTTATTGCTGCCACTTTCATGCCAAGCTTAGCTAGTACAGATACGGATTTCCTACGCTCACACTCTTTATCTACCATGTAACTACCAAAACTACCGCTAAATCCTATGACTGTGACTCCAGCAGCCAATGGTATGACACAAGAATCCTGTCCATATACGCTCATAGAGGGCGCTGAGGCGCTGTTTACGGCTGTTTTCTGGTTAGTACTATTGTTGGTCTCATTGTTTGTTGTACTGTTAGAGGATGAGCCTGACTGATATGTGGTCGCTGACTCATAACCTCCAGTAATTGCTGTGTTTGAACCAGCATTATTGGACTGGGTATTCGTGGTTGAGCCAGATGAAGTAACATCTCCTATGGCATCAGCTATTCCGTAAGCTAGTATAATAACCAGCATTAGATAACAGCATTGTTTTATGTACGGCATTTCCATTTTCTTAATGCCAATGCTTTTCTAGTTGGTCTGCCCTTACTATCTTTCATTGGTCCTTTTACTCCAGACATTCTGGCACAAAAACTTTTACGTCTTGCTGCCGCCTTAGATCCTTTGGGTGCTTTACCTGTAACTGGTGCTTTAAGATTAGAGCCATCTTTTCTTTTGAAGTGCGCTCTTCCAGCTGCATTTAATCCACCGCTTGGGTTTTGATATTTTTTAGCTACCATATTTAAGTCCTCGCATAACTTGGTTTACCTTTTGATGTATTATCTTTAGAGCGTTTTCTTCTGACTGCTGCTGATCGTTGAGATGATGTCATAGAATTAGCTTTAGCCAGAGGTACACACTTAGGATACTTTCTTCCGTCTCCCTTGCTTCTTCCGCATGGCTGCCATTTCCCGTTTTTTTTTGGCGACCCAATGTCTACCCATCTTTCTCGCACCCATGACTTAAGTCCTTTTTTTGCCACTCTTTTTACCTCCAGGTTTTATTCTGCCTGAACATACACCTGATGCATACATATTTGCATATGCACTTGGATACTTTTTAAACTTTCTTTTAGCTGCCGCTTTACCTCTTGCACATAGTTTAGCCATATTATTTCCTCGTTAGTGATCCGCCAAAATATAATCCAATAATTGAGAATATTGTGTGTGATTGTAATGGACCAATAACAATTCCTGTCATAGGTTGCCATTTAGTTACATCATAATCACTAGCAAATATCCACCATCCCTCAGATACTGTTTCTATGT